TATTTACTAATTCCTTTATCTTATTATGAGATACATAGTATTCACCGCAGTCATCTTCACCACGCTGAACATTGATAACAAACCAATTGTGTATCTGATTAGACTTACGCCAATAGGCTACATTTACAGATACATCTACACCATAGATACTTTCTACATCTACAAGAGTAGCAACACCAGCAGCATTTACCACATCAGTCCATTGTGAAGCGGTAGCCTCAGAATATCTTGTATCGCTATCACGATCAAGTTTATCCCATTCAATTTTATTAATGTGCTTACGAGCACTTAAATACATATCTAATCCCATTTTATTTATTTTCCTTTCTTATAGGTCTGATACTTTTACAGCAATAGTAGCCCAACGATTTCCATTGAACCGAATTGAATAGGCTTGATAATCTGTACCTACCCATACATCATCACGCTTTTCAGCAAAATTTATTTCTCCGCCCTGATATTTACGAGCAAAAGAAGTCGGTCTGTAATACTGTCCGACAAGTAAATCTTCAATTGAATAACTTCTCATTGAATTTCCTTTCTTTATTTTTAGGCTTCCAGCCTATCATTTTTTATCCGTAAAAACAAATCGACACGCCGTAAAACTAAATAATTGTGTCCTAATTCACATTGTGGATAACCTGTGGATAACGCCACGTGAATTTTTTCCCAGAAAATTTTAGGGAAAAAATTTTTTTGTTACTTAATTATTTTTTGCGCCTCTTAGTATAAAATAAATTGAGAGCAATAAAAATAATTGTGTAAGTATTGTTAGAAATCTGCTCATACAGGGATCAACCCTAACTCATCAACACCGCAAGCCTTTTCAAATTTTGCTTTATCAAATCTTTCGTTATCGCTTGCGAAGTATTGAGCGAATTCCTCCACTAAATCCTCAAAGACTTGGGGATGAATTTCATCCGCAAATCCTTTTAGAATGTTTGAAGTTTGAACATAGTCTTTTCGTGTCATCATTAGAGAGTTCCCCCTAATAGAATAAACGCATGGCTTCCACCTTCATTTATTCTTTCTAGTTCTCTGATTAGTTCATCAGTAGAAAGTTTGGATGGGTCACCAATTATGTCACGCACCGCATCCTCATTTAGTTTTTCAAATACGCCTGCTGGCAAGTTTTGAATTTGTGGTAGAAATTCTGAGTTAGAATAAACTCGTGAAATAAAATTTACACCCTGAGCGGTGAATGGGAAATCTGTGTAAGTTGTTGTAGTCATTAGTTTTTACCTTTCTTAGTTGTTGTTTCTACAATTTTAGCGATTTTCTCTAAGTTTGTCAATTGTTGCGCTTTCTGTTGCGCCTTGATTAGTTCTTGAAATTCGTGTAATTTCATTAGTCATTAGTCCTAACTGCTAGTGTGCGGTAAGCATAACCGCCATTTTGATTTCTAACTTCTACAAGATACGCCTCAGCGTTCTCATACCATACACAAGCAGGGTGTTTTTCTGCTGAGATGATTTCACCTGTTAGAGTTTTTGAGCGATAGGTTTTGCCAATAAGTAGGCTTTCGATAGTGTATAGATTTGCTGACATTAGTTGTCACCTTTCTTTAGTTTCTAATAATTCTATTATTTCATTTTTTGGTCAAAAAGTCAAATTTGACACACGCTTAGGCGGTGTGATTATGCTCACACTTAGCCTCAATTTCGTGTCCGAATTCTTCCACGAGTTCCTCGTAGATTTCGTCCATATAGTCTAAATAGTCCATGAGTTGAACCAACCTTTCTTTAGTAGTTTTAGGGTCTTATTTGCTAGGCTCACCCTTTCGGTTTATTTGCTAGGCTCATACCCTTATTTAATTGTTATAGTAGAATACTAGCAGAAAAATCTCAAAAAGTCAAATCGACACGCTGGACAATTCGGACATTTTAAAGTGATTTACACCACATCTTATGCGACACGCCCGACTGCGGGGGACGTGAAAATTTTGCGGTTTTTATTCCGCAAAAGTTTTTATTTATTCTACAACATCTAGAACATCAAACACATCAAACTTTTTCAAATCGTTTTCTGACAACGCTAGAAAAATTTTGTTTAAATCAAAAACAGCATTTAGATCTGTTTCTGCTTCAGTAACGAAACTGATAAGAACATTTTTCTTAGTCAAAGTAAATACCTCCTTTTACATTTTTATGATTTACACAAACATTACCACGAGGAATAACTACATGGCACTTGAAACAATGCATAGTCACTTGATTAGTGATTATACCTAATTCAATGTCTAGTGTTTCTGAAGTAGTAGCCTCAGATAGTGGTACCCAACCAGCACCATTTTCATCTATACGAAAGATTTCAATACTCATTATTACTACTCCCAACTTCTAGTAGTAGCATACACCTTGCGATTGCTAGGTGTGTAGTTAGGTAGATAGGTAAGTGTTACCTCATCTATTACTTGCTTTTCAGCAACTAAGTCGAGGAAACTATTTGCGTATTCCTCAGAAGGTACTAGTAGAGTAGTGGAACTATTACCACCATTTGTTTTATAGTTTAGTGAAAACATTTTGTTTTCCTTTCTTTTGTTGAGAACCTTTCTCAACCTTTCAATGACTAAAGTCTAACATAGACCACTGACATTTTGAGGGGTATAAATAGGGCAATTCGGACATTGTGAGGTACATCACATGTGACCTACACCACATCGGGACGTGAAATTCGGACATATTGGACATGTGACCAACACCACATGCGACACGCCGTGTTAGGACTTGACTTTTTGAGATTTTTATGTTAGGATACTCCTATAACAATTAAATAAAGGACAAATTGGCTAATGAGCCTAAGCAAATAAATGTGAGATAAATCACAGTGAGCCTTAGCAAATAAGTAGCCAAAATGTCAGACCCCCCTGCTAGACTAAGGGCATAGAAAAAAGAAAGGTAGGTCTAAAATGACTACACTAAATAAAAACGAAATAATTGAATACCTAGTAGAAAATAACTACTGTGTAACAGATAAAATCTGCGTATTCTGCTCATCTCTTACAGACGGGTGGAACGCTATCTGCTACTCATGCCGAGATTACAAGGGTATGATGAGATTACCTGAAGCCGTAGAATACTACGGAATAGATGTTCTACCTAACTAAGAAAGGATAAATAAATGATAAACGCAATAACTAGAATTGAATGTCAAGAGTGTAACGGACATGGCGTTATCTTTTGGGGTAACGATACTGATTATGATGTTGAGCCTTGTGAGTGTGTGTTATGACATACTCACATGAACAACAACTAAGGTTAGCATGGATAACTAAATACGGAAGCCCAGCAGGGTATCACAAAGCAACACAACAAGAGAAAGAGGAATTGCTAAATGAAAATGATTATAACTAGTATGAATGGTAAGACTATGAACATGGACTTGCCTACAAAAGAAAATGTTTATTACTTTATTGACATGTATAAGAAATCACTAAAGAAAAATCAACGAGTAAAAATTACTTGCGATTTACTTGGTATTGACGGATACATACAGGGCACCCTTCCCCTTCACAATTAGAAAAACAAAGGTGGCACGGGTCTCTTCCCCGATCCGTGTTACTTTTATTTTTTATTTTATTATTATGTGCTCACTATTATTTTTTGTTTTATTTTTTTATTTCTTGCATCATACATCTCAGCAAAAAATTCAGATTTTTGGTATAATGAAATCATGAGCAATTATCCACTTCCAAAAGATCCGTATGTAGCACAATACTTGGAATTTCTAAAAGAAAGAAATATTGATCGTGCAAGCAAATGTCAATTTTGCAATAATCCAAGTGCGGGAATAAATTCAGACGGGTACTTAATAATTTTTGTATGTAAGGATCACTACAAAGATGAGTAAGTGCATACATATATACAAAGATATGAAAGAAGATGTATGTTCATTATGTGGCGGGTATACACATGAAACTAATTGGCCTTATCAACATGAACTACATAGAGAATGGATAGCATCAGGTAAAGCCGAACTACAAGGATGGACATCAATATGACAGAATCACAAAAAATTTCAGAAACTGACAATATGGGACGAGAAAAGTTTTGGGAAGATATTGGCAGACCAGAAAACGATGGTTTGGCATTAAAACTTTTTAAAGAACAGTGTTGCGATGATTGTTCTTGTGAAAAGAATTAATCTTCTATTAACTCCCACATACGGATATCAGTAATACCCATACGAATCTTTTCAGATTCTTCTGGTGTTTCTGCATCTACTATAAGTTCTGCTTTAGTGAAATCAACCTGACCAAGTGATTCATAAATATCTCGTTCTGTATTTCGAGTATATTCTGCTTCAACGTTGGAAGGAATTGCACGGTATCTAAATTTAGGCAAGTAAACCCTCCTCCTTCATTCTAGTATAAAGATTAGACATCATATGAGAAAGACTCTGCTGGCTTTGCTGTATCTGCATGTCAATTTGATCAGAAGGCATACCATTGGCTTCACATATTTCACGATTATCTCTATTAATGCTATCTAGCATAAAATCAACAATCTCTTCTTTGTTCATATTTCACCACTTTCCTATTGGACATTTTGCACTTTTTAAGGTTGTCTTAAGTTTCATAAAACAGCCACACTTCTTACATTTTACCATAGTTCTGCTAAACCATTCACAGGTATTGCATATTTCTAGGCGGGACTCAATTAAATCTCTATCACTTCTTGGCTGAGAAGGATCAAACAGATCAGTAAATTTAACATCATCGCTCACCAATCCATTTTATCATAATACGTAACAGAATACTCTCCTCCAAACACTTCAGCATATGAGAAAATATCACACATATATTTCTTCATAGTGGTCAAACCAACTTTATCGGTTTGGTATTTATATCCCCTATTGAGAATATCGTGAGATAACCCCTCTTGGACAAATGCCTCATTAAGGGTTTGTATATACCGCTCCTTGCCATATCTTTTGGACGAAAATGATTGGTTTGGATACTTGATTCGTATACCGTCGTCAATTTGTCTGGCATACTCGGTTTCATAAATAACATACTCAACTGCAGGACATATCATCCTATCAGACCATGTTCGCATGTTATCGCTGTAATTATCCATATTGCGTAGGGTAGAGTCAGCGTAGGCCATGCGTATCATCTCTGTCGCCGATGTTTGAATTCCTGTTGCAAAAGCAATTAAATAAGCGGTTGCGAATGGAAACTTGTCGCTGTACTTAGTTATGCCGAAATGAATATTGGGGTTAAAACTTTTCGACGACATATTATCATTTGCCAAACGCATATGATTGCCAATCGAAACATAATCTGGGTGATTCATATCGCAATCAACGAACAAACAATCCCTGGGACTTACACCTTCCGAAAGACAAAGAATATTTTTGTCATATGTGCCTACGACCTTAGATCCGTTATAGCGATTTAGTAACTGCGCCGAAACGAAACCATCCATATCTGGGGATATTATCAAATTTGTAGAGTACTCCAATGTGCGTAGTATCTCAGTTTTCATTTTTATAAAATTCCCCTTATAATATGTTTTATCATGTCAATTGAATCCTGGGCAGCGCTAATTGTTTCAATATGTACCATTGTAGCATTTGCTGCAGGAAGTATCAAGTGGATGGTAAAACATTATTTAGAAGAATTAAAACCAAATTCTGGATCTTCTATGAAAGATCAAATTACACGTTTAGAACAAACATCAAAAATTGCTGAAGAGGACAGAAAAGAACTTCACAGAAAGATAGATAAGATGTTTGATGTTTTGCTAGATCATATCTCTAAAACCACTAAGTAATATATATAATATATAAGAGTTTATCTTTTAGGGAAAGCCCCCCCTCCCCCCATAGATTTTTATTACATCTATTGGTGGAAGTAAGATTGCATCTCTCAGTGCAAAGCCCCCTACAAACCCTGTAATCACTATACCATATAGAATTTTATAATGCAAACACTTACAATACCAAATGTCCGTTTTATACCTATATGATATACTTTTAATTGCTTGCCCCTTTGGTCTGTCTCTCATACCCACCGACCTTGGGGCAAGTCTATATTCATGGTATAATCTTTCTATTATGGTAAATTCTTGCGGTCCTGAAATATTTGGTGCAGATCCAGCATCGCTTCAATGGAGAGTTGTACGTGGAGATACCGCAACATTAAAAATTGAATTTTTTGAAAATGACGAAGTTACATATTACAATACTGATGGATGGACCTATAAAGCAACAGCATATGACCAATCTGGAGATGTATTAGACGCACTAGAATGTAGCGCATCAGAAGGTTATGTCACAGTTACCGCTCTTCCATCAGTAACAGAAAACTGGGGTACAAAATATACCTCAACAGTTGCAGAATTACCATTTGATTTACAGATTATAATTCCAGATGATATAAACGATATTACTTGGACTCCAGTAATAGGTACTATTTATGTACTTGGAGATGTTTCTCCTGGAGGAAGTTTGTAATGGCGGTAGTTAAGGTAACTGACAAAAAAGACAATGTTCCTTCAATAATAAAAATAAATGGAAAAACCTACAAGGTTAAATAAGGAGTAATTATGGACCACGGATTAACAGTTTTATCAAACACTACACCTACAAGACTTACTCCAAATGGTAAGCATTCTGGAATCGACATTACATTACAAAATGTAAATTCTACTGGTTATATTTATATTGGTGGATCCGACACAGTTTCATCAACAAACTACGGATTTAGAATTATGCCAAATCATTCTTTATCGATTGAACTAAACGGTAATGATGCAATATATGCAGTCGCATCTTCTAATGGTATGTCACTTGCAGTTCTAAAAGCAAGACTGGAGTCTGGTTCGTAATGGCACGTTTTACACATCCTAATATTGGTTCACTTGATGTATCTCCAATTGATGATGGTCTAGTAACTTCTACAATTCATTCATATTCACCAGTATGGTCTGGAACTGGATTAACTTTTACTGGAACTCCAGCAACAGGATCTTATATTAAGATTGGAAATTTAGTAACTGTTCAAATAGATGTTTTATTTACTACCGTTACTAATTTTGGAACTGGACAGTATTCTTTAACAATCCCATTTGCATCAAAGTATCACACAGATGTTTATGGTGGATCAATTCATAATTCAAATAACGGTGCAACAGATCACTATAGCATTAAAGGGCATCTTGCACCATCAAGCACCACTATGACAGTTTGGAATTTAAAGTCTAGTTCTTTAGATGAGCCATTTGATCATAATTCTCCTTTTGTATTAGATCAGGCAGATAAATTTCACATGTCTTTCTCGTATATCTGTGAATAATACTGTGAGATAATGTCACCATGGCTGTTTCTAAATCAATGGACTTCCCTGGTGCAAAAAAATCAAGTTATGCTGCACAAGTTGTAGAAACTCAAAATACCAATACAGATGTTTTAGTTAATTATGTACCAGTTCCTGGCCCGATGGGGCCACAAGGACCACAAGGTGTACCTGGACCCCAGGGGCCAGCAGGAAAAGACGGCAGTCAGGGTCCTAGAGGTGAAAAAGGAGTACCTGGAAGAGATGGCACAAGTTCTTTATCATCTTCTGGCCAACAGTCTGGATGGGCTGCATACTTTAATAAAGATAAAAAAGAAATAAGGTTAGGTGTAAATCAAGGTGATGATGGCTGGGTAAGTGTTTGGGTGGATTCTGAAGGAATAAATACTAACGAGAAATATTTACCAGAGGGATCGGTAAGTCTCTGGAATCCTCATACTAGACAGTTTAGTTTTAAACGACTAAAAGAGGGAGCGCAGGTTTTTATAACATATAATTTTGAACTTACTACATATTCTAACAATACAGAGGTTTGGATTAGGACACTTTTCCCTAAATCTACCACCGAAATTTCTCAATTTGTTGCTTCTTTAAAATATCAGTATGTTTATAATATTTATGTTACACAGCACTTTTTTATTGAAAATGGTGCAATGTTGGAGGGCGGGGCTATTCCTCAAATAAGAGCAGACTATGACTCTTCTGTTTTGATGAATTCTATATACGTCAGCGTGGTATAATTAAGGAGGAGGAATTATGGCATTTCCAGGAACACTAGATATAAACTATTACCGTGGAGACTCACACGAATTTAATGTGTACCCAAAAAGAAGTAATGGCACTGTTTTTTCGTTAAACGGATATACAGCAGAATTTACAATTGCAGAAACAAGGGGTACTGTTGAAACTGGAGAAGGATTAGCGATAGTCTCTGATGATTATACTCACATCAAGTGCGTAATACCATCTGGACTAGGTTCAACTTTAGATCCATTAAAAACATATGTTTATGATATTGAAATAAGAAAAACTGATACACCTTATAATAAGGTTTATACTTTGCTTACTGGAAATATTAATGTTACCGATGAAGTAACTATAAATCCATAAATATAAAATGCCAACATTTGATGAAGTAATATTAGGAACTGAAGATGTGGATGTACTTGGTCCTCCATCAGAAATTAGCGTAGATGTTGATTTTGGTCCAGATGGAGAAAGAGGAAGCAAAATCTTTATTGGTGCAGGAAGTCCAAATACAACAGTACCAAACCCAATAAGTGAAGACCCTCTTGTTTATGATCTTTATATTAATACAAGCACACAAGATCCAGAAAACTATTTGGCAGTTTATCAATATGTAAAATCTCCTACAGAAACATGGGAAAAAAGATTTAAGTTAGTTCCAAATACCCTCATAAAAAATTATGAAGACGAACAATTTGATAGTGGACAGTTAACTTTAAATATACCACTAGTTGATATAGTCTCTTCATCTTCAGTCGAGGATTATGTTTCTTCACAATTTAATGTGCAATGCACAGTTGTTGGAGGAAATTATCCAATATCGCAGGTCATCAGTATATCTTCCATAGTAGAGCAGCCAGGAGGTATATTTGTGTTACCAATATCGATAAAGGCTATAGAATTTGACGGTTCTACCTGGCAAAATGTAGACGGTCAAAGAACAATTCATTTATCTATTAATGTGGTATAATCTAAAGTGGTGATCCCACATGGCTGCTAAAAATATAGATGGTACAAATGACGGTTCTGGTATTTATAACACAAAGATACCTGGATACGAAGATGCTGCTGATATTCAGGATGCTTTAAGGCTTTATCACTATGGATCATCTACAATTCCAGAAACTACAGAACAGATTGCAGAAGATTCAATAGCAGGATATCTAAAGGTAGTAGAGTCTGACATACAAACACTTTTTGATTTAGGATACGGTGCAGCATATCAGCCAGAAGCACCAACAGGCGTTACTAATGGATATATTTGGGTAGATTCCAATTCATCAGCGTTGCCACTAGGATCTTCCTTTTTTCAAGAAGAGGCTCCAATATCAGAAATAACAGTTGGAACCCTATGGGTAGATTCAGATTCATCTCCATTAAAACTTTATGTCTATGATGGAAGTATTTGGAGAGAGATTGGTGCGTAATGGAATCAAAAGAGACACAAATTTTAAAAGAAAGAGCAATAGCAAAATTGGTGTCTTTGGGTTTAACAGAAGCAGAATTAAGAGCGTTGGGGTTGATATCTGATGCCAATTGAGTCTAATGGTAAAACAGCATACATATATTCTAACGGCAACTGGTATCCAATTGCTGGAAGCATAAATACATCACAAAACTATAACTGGACTGGAGAGCATACTTTTGCTTCAGAGGTTACATTTAATGATGTACTTAATGCAAAAGCAGGAATAAACAATTTTCAAAATTTTACAGAAAGAGATTCTGTACTTTCATCACCAACTAACGGAATTGTATGTTTTGTAAGACAAGACAACGATGGCGGATTATATAATCAGTTGCAGTATTACTATAACGGCGTATGGAAAAATGTATACGGATACTCCCTAATATTGCCAAAACTTGGTAGTTATACTGTTACAGAAAAAGATGCAGGTAAAATTATAACCGTTTCAAGTTCTTCATCATCTGTAATTACATTACCAGCAAATTCTACAGAAGCAATATCGTCTGGATATAAAATAGAAGTAGTAAGACTTGGTACTGGAAGTGTTCAGGTTACAGGAGAATCTGGCGTAACCATTAATGCTAAGGGAACGTCTGGTGCTTTAATAGATTCTCAATATGGAAAGATTACAGTTTTAAAAACAGATACAAATACATGGGTTGCCTATGGAGATATATCAGAAGGATCTTCTTCTCCATCACCAGCACCAACACCAGCCCCAGTTTCACCTTCACCAGTTTCCCCTTCACCTGTAGCACCTAGCCCTGTAGCCCCTTCGCCAACTCCAACACCAGTGCCTGCTCCAGTTGCACCTTCACCAGTTTCACCTGTTGCACCAGTAGTGCCAGTTGCTCCATCACCTATTGCACCTTCACCTGCTCCTTCACCTGCTCCCTCACCTGCTCCTTCACCTGCTGCACCAGCACCTATTTCACCAGCACCTGTAGCACCTCAATATACTAATTATTATGGATATTGTGATTTAAGTAATAACCCAGTAGGACCTTTCGGACCATATGATTATAGTTGTGAACAACTTTATGCTACACAAGAAAGCGCAAATGGATATCCACCAATTGGATGGGCTTGCGGACCAACTCCTACTGCTGGAACACCTAGTTGTACAGTAACCCCAGCACCAGTTGCTCCTTCCCCTGCTGCACCATCCCCTGCTGCACCAGCACCAGTCTCTTCATGTAACCCAGCAGACGCATGGTCTTATACACAAGGAATGTGTCAGGCTTGTGGATACTACTGGTCTTCAACATTTGGCGAATGCTCAACTACACCATGGGCACCAGTAACTCCAGCACCAGTAGCACCAAGTCCAGTAGCACCTGCTCCAGCAGCCCCTTCACCAGCATCTTCTTGTAACTCAGCAGACGCATGGTCTTATACACAGTCAATGTGTCAGGCTTGTGGTTATTATTGGTCATCAACATTTGGAGAGTGTTCAACTACACCTTGGGCACCAGTAGCACCATCGCCAGCAGCACCATCGCCAGCAGCACCATCGCCAGCGCCTTCACCTGCTGCCCCATCTCCTACGCCAGTATCTTCATGTAACCCAGCAAATGCCTGGTCCTATAACCAATCAACATGTCAGGCTTGCGGATACTATTGGTCTTCAACATTTGGAGAGTGCTCAACTACACCGTGGACTCCATCACCTTCACCAGTAGCACCTTCACCAGTAGCACCTTCACCAGTAGCGCCTAGCCCTGTAGCGCCTAGCCCAGTTGCTCCGTCACCTGTTGCACCAGTAGCACCTTCACCAGCATCACCTAGCCCAGTAGCCCCTAGCCCAGTAGCGCCTAGCCCTGTAGCGCCTAGCCCTGTAGCCCCTAGCCCAGCAGCGCCTAGCCCAGCAGCGCCTAGCCCTGTAGCGCCTAGCCCAGTTGCTTCATGCGATTGTGAAACACAAGGATGTACAACTACATGCTGTATCCCATGTGGAGGTATGATGAGCGGTGGATCATGCGTCTTCTGTTAATGTTTAATGGTATACTATAAAGAAAAGAGGAGGATAAAAAATGCAAAGAAAATTTATTTTAGTAATTGATGGAGAGTCTGGTCCAGATTTAGTTCTTGATGATCAGGCTACTTCACAAAGTACAGCACTATGTGCAGCATTATCTTCTAACCCAACTATTGTTGAGGTTAGTCCAGATTTGCAAATAGGCATAGGCTGGTCATGGGATGGTTCAAACTTTACTGCTCCACAGGAGTAAGTAATGTCTGAAGAACTAACCCCCTGGCAAAAATATAAACAAAATCTAGGAGATACAAGACCCTGGGATTTGGTAAACCCAAATACAGAATGGGCATCTGAAGATATTTCTAGTAATAGATATTCCATATGTCAGTCTTGTCCAGAATTACTAAGATTAACAAAACAATGTAAAAAATGTGGATGTTTTATGTATGCAAAAACAAAATTACAAGCAGCAACTTGTCCTTTAGGTAAATGGTAATATGGAAAAAATAGAATTAGCACCAGGAATAGTATCTTATAAAAATGTTTTAGATCAGTCTGATTTAAATACATTAACAGATGATATAGAAGAAAGTTTAAAAGCCTTAAACATTGACTGGCAACTTTCAGAAGTTCAGGGTTCACAATATGTCGAGGTAGACACAAATTCTAGAGATACACATATTATAGGAGTTCCGTATTACGATAAAATAGTTGAAGAATTTCATAGTCCATCAGATGCATTCTTTATAAGTTTATCTAATTTATTTTTTTCAGCATTTAATCCAAGAGAAATAGATTATAAAAATATGTATCAATTTGCAACAGACTGGCATGATCAATATGGACTTTTAAAATACGGGGTAGGTCAAAAGTTTACAAACCATATAGATGATCATATAAATCATCATAGAAGAATGTCTACAACATTTTATTTAAATGATAATTATGAGGGTGGCGAAATTTTATTTCCAAGATTTGGAATAGATCACAAACCAGAAAAAAATGAATTATTGGTTTTTCCATCTACATATGTTTATAATCATTCTGTACTTCCAGTAAAAAGTGGAACAAGATATGCTGTTGTGAGTTGGTTAAAATGATTAAAATTAAAGATCCAGAAATAATGTCAAATGTTTTTAATGATATTGATTATTTTACTTTTAAAAAATATTTATTTGAAAAACCAAAATTAGCAAAAGACTATTCTGCTGGATTTGGAAGATATTGTTTTAATGATTCATTAATTAATGAATATTCTGAAAAACTATTGCCAATTGCTAGAAAACATTTTGATAGTGAAACTTTAGTTCCATCATATTCTTTGTTTGCACATTATCAAGGAAATGAAGCATCTTTATATAAACATAGAGATGATAATGCTTGCACATATACAATTGATTATTGTGTATATCAAACAGAACCGTGGGATTTATATGTTGATAATAAAGCATATACACTTAAAGAAAATGAAGCATTAGCATATTTTGGAAACGACCAATTACACTGGAGAGAAAAATTTCCAAACCCAGAATCTGGTCATGTTGCGATGATATTTTTTCATTTTGTTGAACCAGACCATTGGTGGGTACAAAAAGGTCCAGGTTATTTAGAAGTAATTCGTGGAAACATAACGGAGGAACAATGGAATCAAAATCAGCACTAGTACTTGGAGCAGGTGGATTCATCGGAAGCCATCTTGTCAAAAAATTAAAAGAAGAAGGTTTTTGGGTTCGTGGAGTTGATTTAAAATATCCAGAACACTGGAAAACATATGCAGATGATTTTGTTATTGGAGACCTAAGACTTAAAGATGTTGTTGAGGATGTTTTAGATAAAAGATTTGACGAAGTTTACCAATTAGCAGCAGATATGGGTGGTGCAGGATACATAAACTCTGGAGATAACGATGCAGAGGTTATGGGAAATTCAATTTTAATAAATGTAAATGTTTTAAAGCAAGCAGAAAAGGTAGGAATTAAATCAGTATTCTTTTCATCTACCGCTTGTGTATATCCAGAATACAATCAGATGGATCCAGGGTCTATAAATACCAAGGAAGATTCTGTATATCCAGCAGCACCAGATACAGAGTATGGCTGGGAAAAACTTTTTAGTGAAAGACTTTACTTAGCATACAATCGTAATTACGGAATGAAAAATAAAATTGCTCGTTACCATAATGTATACGGACCATATGGAACTTGGGATGGAGGCAAAGAGAAGGCCCCAGCAGCAATTTGTCGCAAGGTAGCAAAAGCAATAGACGAAATAGAAATTTGGGGTAATGGAGAACAACACAGATCATTTTTATATATAGATGAGGCGGTAAAGGCAACTATAGATTTTTATAGAGAAGATAAATATTTTCAGCCAATTAATATAGGATCTGAGAGAAATGTTTCAATCAATGAGTTGGTAGATATAGTTTCTACAATAGCAGATAAAAAATTAACAAAAAGATATGTGGATGGCCCATTAGGAGTACATGCAAGAACATCTCATAATGAACTTATAAAAAATATTTTAGGCTATAGACCAAGCGAAGATTTAGAATACGGATTAAAGCAAACCTATGATTGGATTAAAGGCCAGATAGATAATGTCAGGTAAGATATTTTTTCAATTATACAATCCAACAGGAATGATAAATCAGGTAATGAGTTTAGAACTTGCTGTAGGCCTTGCACATGAAACGAATAAAAATTTAATTGTTCATTATGTTAGTAATAATGGAGATAATCTGTATGACTTTAGACCAGTTCCAATTTATACACCTAGTAGATGGCATAATGCTCAAAGAGAAAGTTTTACAAATCCAGATCAGTTTCCACATTTATTAGACTTGGTTGATTTTAATAAAGATTTAATTTTTATAGATCAAAAGATAGATTTTTTTAAACAACAAGAGTTTTTGGCAGAAGATGTTACATCAAACTATTATTATAGTAAAGAAAGCAATATTTCTGATGATGAATTATTATTTGCTGAAAATAGACAAAGGATACCTCTAGATAAAAATGTTCATTTAAAGAGAACTCTTGGTTGGTACTCAAGATTTTTTTATAATAGAAGTTCGGAATTAGATAACACTTTATCTTCTATAAAATTTAAAAATTGTTATGTTTCTTTGGCAAACAAAATTTCTAATTCTTTAGGATCTTTTCAGGGCATGCACCTAAGATTATCTGATCACATAAAGATGTTTGATACCACACAAGATATGTTTGAGTCATGGTTAAATAAATTTGAAGAAAATAATATTCCAATAGTCGTTTCAACATGTGAACCAAATCATAAAATGGTTCAAGATAATAAGCATAGGTTTATTTTGCTAGACGAATATATTGTAAATAACTTTAGAGAAGATTTTATGGCGTTGCCATTTCAGGATGAGGTTGTTTTTGGATTAATCTGTAATCTAATACTACATGACTCAATTAATTTTGTAGGAACTTCTGGAAGCACATATACTGCATATATTCATAGAATAAGAAATCAAAAAGGAATAGAAACTTGGGATTTTTTTGATAATCCAGAAAAGGCAGAAGGAAAGCCTTACTCATGGAATAATTATAAACTTGACTTAGGAAGAAAGATGTGGTGGAGAGAATGGCCAGAATCCAAATTAAATTTATAAAAAGACTTATACTTAAATATAGAATGTGGAAAAAGTATAGAAAAATTAAAAAGTCTAATCTGATATACTAATATTTATGTTTGAAACACTCTATAATTCAGGATTAATTCCAGCAGGTCCAATAAACTCAAAAACAGATTTTATTGCTGCACATGCTGAAGTACCTAGACCAGAATATAATTACACATGGAATAGTGATGGTTTGAGATCTATTGATTTTGCTACAAAGCCAGAAATTATAGCGTTAGGTTGTTCCTTAACATTAGGACAAGGACTTCCAGTTAACCTAAGATGGACAGATCTATTATCTAAAAAAATAAATAAACCTATAGGAAATATTTCATATAGCGGAGCAGCGATCAACAAACTAGTTTCTAGTTTTTTTGGATTAATTAATAAATATGACTATGTTCCAAAAACAGTTATTTGTAATTTTGCTAATTTTGAAAGATTTTATTTTGTTACACCAAGCGGTGAGTCTATGCAAGATTGGTATATAAATTATTCTCCAAAAGTTACAAAAGCATCAGCACCATGGAATTATGAAGAAATACTACCATACGAATGGGTATATTATCAAAATTTAGAGCACATAAAAATGCTTGAAGTCTTTTGTAAAACTAATAATATTAATTTAATTTGGAGCACATGGTCAAATGCTTTATCTGAAAACAATGAATTATTTTTATCAACAGAATTTAAGAATTATGTTAAAGATATTACCAGAGCAGATTTTCCAAAAGATTTTGAGTTTACCATCAATGGCGTTAAAATAGAAAATTTACTGCCTCACTACAAAATGATTAATTGGGAACATCACGGCTGCCATAAAGATTATTATGAAAACTATAAAGATATATTTGATTATGGATATGATTATCACGCAATACCATACGATTATGGAAGAGTTAAAGGACCAGGATCTCACAGACCACATCCTGGACTACACAGACAATTACACTGGGCAGACTTTTATTATCAAGAATTAACAAAAAGAAATTGGCTATGACAGAAATAGTTAAAGAATTTAAAACAACAGACGGACTTGGTGCTATGCTGTGGAAAAAAATTTATGCAATGTCATATGCAAAACATTATAGAAAGTTATTTCAAGACACCCCAATTGAATGGTTTTTAATTCATGAGTCAGACGGTATAGATGGAGAGTCAGATCCTAAATATTTTGAGTTAATGAATAAATTTAATAACCTTCTTTACAATCCATGGAAAAATATAGATTTTGACAATATACCATATAAAGTATTATGTCCAGATATAGGATTAGGAACAGAGCCTCCAGGTTTTGCAAAAAATAATAATGATAAAGAATTTATAAAAGAAGCCACTGCATTTAATAAATTTTCTGATATTGTGCATAATTCTATAGTAATACATATTAGAAGAGGAAATGCAATACCTGAAAATCCAAGATATACGCCAGATCATTTTTATGAAAATGTTTTGAGGCAAATAGAAAGAATTGTTAATAGATGTCAATTAGAAAATCCAGATGTGTTTATTTGTACTGATTCTACAAATAAAAATTTTGTTCCAAAAGGAATAAAGCAAGAGAGAATGTGGCATCAGCCACACTTACATAAAGATTCTTCTGGTTACTATCCACACACTAGTATAGATTTTGATTTACTTAAAAATGTTTTTCCAAATTTAAAAATAAAAAATGACTTAGATACCTACGATTCTTTTATTTTTATGTTAACTGCAAAAGTCCTTGTAGTTGGAAACTCTGCATTTAGTCAGTCTGCAGGTATGCTATCTACAAACCATGTAATCGGTATGCCAGAAAAAAATGGTCTGGACTCCAGGCACAACCATTTTAAAAATAAAATAGGAGGCCTGGATCCAGCAGGCAATTTATTGTGGGAAGCCCCGCATTAAATGCTTAGTCCTTGGAGTAATGCCTTTCCAGGCAATCCAGTTTTCACCGCCATTTGACATGTGAAATGCAACTTGGGCATTTAATACTGGATTAAATAACTCATAGTTTGACTCTAATTTAAACTTATCTCTACGTTCAGGACCAAGGTCGCCAATCATATTTATTTGAAATAAGCCATAAGAACTATCTCCAGTTCTTTTGCTAAGGTTCAGCGCCATTGGTCTACCGCCAGATTCTTTCTTGGCAATAGCCCAAGCCTCTCTTAGTTTTTGACCTTCAAAACCTACTAAACGTAGTAGATTTTTAAGATCTTTGTCAGATAGATTTACAGCATTTTTGTATTTTTCTAACTGATCTTCTTTAGCCTCAGAAACACTTTTGGCCACTTCCGTGGCCTCAATAGTCTCTTCAAGCACGATATTTTTACTATCGTTTAATCGGTTTTCAGAAGCATTAGCGACATTTGAGTAAACCCCAAAAATAGCCAATATGCTGAGTGTGCCAATGATGTTCCTATTATTATTCATAAAGTTAATCATAGTTTCCTCCTTAGAAACGAATAACACCCTTTTGGGGTGCTATATTACTTCCAAGTATAACATATGTTATTTTTGTTTGTCAACTTTATAAAAATGGTATAATAATAGTATCATGGCAACAATAAATAATACAAATGACGGTGTTTTTAATCTCCCATACCCCTTATCAACAGATCCAGTAGATGTTCATGGAGATATTGAATCTTTAGTTGAAAGACTTTTAGTTGTTTTGCCACCATTAGGATTGTCACAATTTCAGATAGCAGTTAGAAATAATACAGCGTCAAGTTTAGTTGCAGGAACCCCAGTAATAGGCACTGGCTCAATTACAGTTAATGGAAATCCAAAAGTTTATGTAGAGATAGCAACCACAGATACAGATTCACCAATACTTGGATTAATTAAAACAGACATCGATGCTGGAGAAGATGGAATAGCGGTGGTTGCTGGTGTTATGGAAAACATTAATTTATCAGACGGTACTTTTGAAAATGGATCTGCCATTTATGTTAGTTCAAGTGGATGGATTACTGGAACGAGACCAGTAACAGGAAATGCAATAGCAGTCGGAGTAGTGGCACACTCTGGAAGTAATGGGGTTATTGTAGTTCAGGCAAAAGGTAATGGAACATGGGGAGCATTAAAAGACGGATTGTCTTAATATGATATAATCAACATATGGCAACTTATCGTGGATCCGCTTCTTCGTATGATATAGGTGAAAAACCACCAACAGTTATTTGGACTGTAGTTCGTGGAGACACATCTGGTTTTAAGGTTTATGTAGTAGATGATGCGGGGGACCCATTAATTATTCCAGATTGGAATATTAATATGAAAATTAAGCGTCCAAACAATACAGCAGATCTTGGAATTATCACAGATGATGCCACGCTAATTATGGATTTATATCCAGCAGCAGATGCAGATGATCTTGTAGGAGAATTTACAGTTTGGTTAACTTCTTCAGAATCTTTTATTTTACAAACTGGAGACATCTTTGATATTCAGTTATCAGATGCTACAAGAGTATGGACAGTTGCTCAGGGTAGCATGAAGATTCTTGAAGATGTAACAGATTAATGGCAAGAGCAACACTATCAAACCTGCAACATAAAACAAAATATATAAAACCAATTGACTACTCTGTAAAACAAATAAACTTAATTGCTCCAACAGTAACAATAAAGCACGACTTACCATTTAGGGTAAGATTCAAATCTATACAAATTGAAGGATACAGTGCTTCTAATCCACCCCCAATTCCGCTACAAGTGATTGGCTTTAGTAACTGGATTCTCTAAAAATATAAAAAAGGAGTTATAATAAGGTCATGGCAAAAATCTCAGTCCCAACACTAAAAACCAAGTTTCAAACTGGTGATCGTCCTTCACAACAGGATTACGAAGATTTAATTGATTCAACCTCAGCCCGTTCCACAGATCTCGGAACAATGGGTAATAATGAAAATACAATTACTGGTATTGAGAATGCCACAGTGATTGATAATTTTGATGCCACAGAGTGGCGAATGGTTAAGTATATTGTTTCCATTGCTAAGACAACAGCAGGAGATAATAAATTTTATGCAACAGAGTTGACCATCTTGGTAGACGGTACAAATGTAAATGTCTCTGAGTATGGCACGATAGACAATGATGGGAATATTGGCACCATTAGCGTCTCTAGGGTAGGAAATACAGTTTCGTTAACTGTTACTCCAGACCCTGCAATTAAGCCAGTCACAGTTCGTTATGCACGAATTGGACTTAAGGCATAAATAAGGAGATAAAAAATGGCAACAGTAACAAAAGACTTTAAGGTAAAGAATGGTCTTATTGTTGAAGGCACAACAGGTACCATCGACGGTCAAGATATTCTTACAAAGAAAGTAGACGACCAAAACTATATTATTGGTCTTATTGGTGGAACAGCCACCTCAATAAACACACCAAATGCAGTTGTAAAGCGTGATGCTAATGGCAACTTTGCTGCTGGTGAAGTAACAGCAGATCTTGTTGGTGATGTAACTGGTCAAGTATCAGATATTTCAAACCATGATACAGATGATCTTTCAGAAGGTGCATCAAATAAATATTTTACAGATGCAAGAGCAGTAACTGCAAACACTGGTTTGTGGGACACAATTGGTGCAGCAGCAGATGCAGAGGCAGACGCAATTCTTGCAGCACAGCAGTACACAGATGGAGAAATTCAAGATGAAGTAACTGCTCGTGATGCAGCAATTCTTCTTGCTAAGAATGATGCAATTGCAGATGCAGCATCAGATGCTACAACAAAAGCAAATGCAGCAGAACAGAATGCAAAGGATTACACAGATGACGAGATTGCTGCAGAAGTAACTCGTTCAAATAACTATGCAGATGCAGCAGCCACAACAGCAGAAAATAATGCTAAAGCATATGCAGATGGACTTTCATCTGGTCTAAACTGGAAGCAAGCAGTTCATCTTCTATACGATGCAGCGATTCCAGTACTATCTGGTAGCGGAGCATCACAGTTAATTATTGATGGACATGACCCACTAGGAGATGCAGATAGCGGATACAGAGTTCTTGTTACTCAGTCATCAGATGCTGGTATCTATGTTTTCAATAGCACAGGCGGAAACTGGACACTTACTCGTCCAGAAGATGCAGACGCATTTGCTGAACTAGTTGGTGCAGCAGTATTCGTAATGGAAGGAACCAATTATGGTTCTACAGCATGGGTACAGGCTAATCACTATCTAAGTGGTTTTTCTGGACAATCATGGACACAGTTCTCAGGTCAGGGTACATACCTTGCAGGAAATGGTTTAACACTTGATGGCACAACATTTGAAATTGATACAAATGTTACTGCTACAAAGTTGTATGCAGATGGTGTTGCACAAGATGCACAAGATGCAGCAATTGCACATACAGATGCTCGTGAAATTGCAATTACATCTGCTTACGAAGGATATGCCAATGGTGTAGCCCTTACTGCAGAACAAAATGCAAATCTTTACACAGATGGAAAGATTTCTGATGAAGTTGAAGATCGCAATGATGCAATTAACAATGCGATTAATGCTCTTACAACATCTGACATTGAAGAGGGTACAAACCAATACTACACAACCTCTCGTGCTAAGACAGATGCAGCAGCACTTATCACAGGTGCAACAAAGACTAATATTGTTATCACAGGTGATGAGAATGGTCTTACAATTACCGCAGAAAATGGTGTTGCAGATTCAACTACAAATGATCTTGTAGAAGGAACTGGTCCAGGAGCAAATCTATACTTCACAGATGCTCGTGCAGTATCTGCTCTTGAGGCAGTCACACCTGACTTCCCAGCAGTAGACATTGCTTCTGTTGCAAAGCAGGTAGCAGCATCACATAATGTACCAACAGCAAGCACACATACTGCATACGCATGGGCACACGCTTCATACCGTTCTGCAGAATTCCTTGTGAAGATTGCTAATGGTTCACATACAGATGTTTCAAAGGTTATCTTAACACTTGACTCATCAAACAATGTAGCAATTACAGAATATGCAATGGTTGGAACAAATGGCTCATTAGGATCTGTTTCTGCAGATATCGATGGATCAAATGTTCGTCTTCGTGTTGCAACCAACAACAATAACTCAGATGTTCTTGTTGTAGGAACACTTTTAGCATAATAAATAAATAAAAGAGGGAGTGGTAGATCTTGGCAACAGTAGATAAAGATTTTAAGGTCAAGAATGGACTAGTCGTCGCTAACGGCGGTAGTTTTGGAGGATCTGTAGTTGTAGGAGAACCTACACTAAGCACACATGCTGCTACCAAGGCATATGTAGATGCTATGGCTGGTGGAATACCAGTTGATTCTACCCCTCCCTCTTCACCAGAAAATGGTGATTTATGGTTTGATACATTAACAGAAAGAGTACATGTATATTATAATTCTTCTTGGTTGGCTATTGCTACCCTTGAAGATGCTGAAACACTTCAAGATCACATACACGATACATCTATTGACGGAAATGGTTTAATTGTTACCATGTTCGTTTCTGGCGGTACATATAGTGATCCAGGTGTAGTTATAGAAGGTGGCTCATACAACACCTCAAGTTGGTCAGAAACTTGGGATGGTGGAGTTGCTACAGATAATTTCAATTAAAAATTGATGTTATAATACATTTATAAAACGGTAGAAATACCATAAGGAGAGAAAAAACATGGCAACAAGAATGCAACAGCGCAGAGGAACAGCAGCACAATGGACTTCTGCAGATCCAATTTTAGCAGCAGGCGAAATCGGCTTTGAGTCCGATACAATCAAGTTTAAGATAGGTAATGGTGTTGATCACTGGTCAGACCTAAACTACTTCGTTGATGGAGCCACACTTGTTGACGGCGCTCCAGGATTATTAGATACTTTAAATGAACTTGCTGCAGCAATTGGAGACGATCCAGCATTTTTTGCTACAGTAGCAAGTGATGTTAGTGCAGTTCAGTCTACTCTCTCCACACATGAAACTGACTCAACAAATGTTCACGGAATTACAAATACTGCAGATTTAGCAACAAAGTCTTATGCAGATACTGCAGTTTCAACTCATAATTCAGACACAACAAATATTCACGGTATTTCTGATACAGCAGATTTAGTTTATGATGCTGACTTAGATGCACATACAAACTCAACAACAAGCGTACACGGAATTAATAATACGGCAGATCTTGCAACACAAACATATGTAACTAATGCTATTTCTGATCACCACCTAGAAACAGAAAATATTCATGGAATTACAAATACAGCAGATTTAGCAGTACATTCTGATTTGTCTACACTTGAATCAAATCTTGAATCATACACAACTGATGCAATTGCAGATCACGAAGCAGATACCCTGGATGTTCACGGTATTGCAGACACAGCAGCATTGGCTACAAAGATATATGCTGACGGTAAGGCATCAGATGCAGAAACAGCAGCGACAAATGCAGCAGCATCTGCATTATCTTCACATAGTTCAGACACAACAGATGTTCATGGAATCTCTGACACATCTCTATTGGCAAGAACTGACGGAGCAGTATTTACTGGTTATGTAACTGTTCCACAAACACCAGTTTTAAACGGACATGCTGCAAGCAAAAGATACGTAGATCAGGTTGCTGCTGGAATTAACTTCCACCAACCAGTTGTTGCAGCAACAACAGCAGCAATTACTCTTAGCGGAACACAAACAGTCGATGGAGTTTCTTTATCAGTTGGTGATCGTGTTCTTGTAAAGAATCAAGCATCACTACCAGATAACGGTATTTATGTAGTAGCATCAGGCTCATGGACAAGAGCAGAAGATGCAGATGGAAATCCAGAGGGAGAATTAGATACTGGAGACTTTGTTTATGTTTTGAATGGAACCTATAACAAGGGATTTGGATTTGTATTATCATCACCTGGACCAATTGAAGTTGGAACATCAAATGTAAATTATGTTCCGTTTAACTCTACAGTTACAGTAGAACCAGGATATGGTTTAGAAGAGACTGTTCCAGGAGAACTTGCCGTAGATGGATCAGTTATTGCTCCTTTGGCAAATCCAACATTTACTGGTACCGTAACATTGCCTAACTCTACAGTTTCAGAAGCAGTTATTGCAAATGATGCAGTTACAACTTCAAAGATATTAGACTCAGCAGTTACTACAGGCAAGATTAACGATTCTGCAGTTACAACTGGAAAGATTAATGGCGGAGCAGTTACAGAAGATAAAATTGCAAATGGCTCAGTTACAACTGATAAAATTAATAATTTAGCAGTTACAACTGGAAAGATTAATGATTCTGCAGTAACAACTGATAAGGTACATGATTTAGCAATTACAACTGCTAAACTAGATGCATTATCAGTAACAACTGGAAAAATTACTGACTCTGCAGTTACTACAGACAAGATTAACGACTCTGCAGTTACTACTGCTAAGGTAAATGATCTAGCAATTACAACTGCAAAGATAGACGATGGAGCAGTTACATCTGCTAAAATTGCAGATGGAGCAATTGTTGACGCAGACATTAATGCAACAGCAGCAATTGCCCAGTCTAAGATTTCAGGTCTTACAACTGATCTAGGTCTTAAGGCACCAAAGGCAGACCCAACATTTACTGGTACAGCAACAGCAGCCAATTTAACTGCTACTGGTACAGTAACAGTATCATCATCTGGAATAGTATTTACAGATGGAACACAAACAAAAGAAGGCGTTCCATCAAGAACTCCAATTGTGTCAAAAACAGTAAGTTATACATTAAGTGCACTAACAGAAAGAGATTCATTAATTGAAGTTAACTCTTCTTCTGCAACAACAGTAACAATTCCAACAGACGCATCTGTGGCGTTCCCAGTAGGAACTTCCCTAGATATTCTTCAGGTTGGAACTGGACAAGTTACAATTGCAGGTGCATCTGGAGTAACTGTTAATGCAACTCCTGGACTTAAGTTAAGAACACAATGGTCTGGTGCTACATTATTCAAGAGAGCATCAAACACTTGGGTTGTTTACGGCGATCTATCTGCCTGAATAGGTAGTCCTTCACCCGCACCCGCTCCTGTAGCGCCTAGCCCAGTTGCACCTTCACCAGTTGCACCTTCCCCTGTACCATCACCAGTAACACCACCATCATTCCCACCTGCACCAACACCTGCACCAACACCAGCACCTGTAGCACCGTCTCCAGTTGCACCAGCACCTGTAGCACCGTCTCCAGTTGCACCAGCACCTGTAGCACCGTCTCCAGTTGCACCAACACCAACACCAACACCCGCACCTGCGCCAGTGGCACCTTCACCAGTACCAACACCTGCACCTGCGCCAGTGGCACCTTCGCCAGTCTATGTAGCACCTACACCTGTAGCACCTACACCAGTACCAACACCTGCACCTACACCAACCCCTACACCTGCTCCAGTTGCACCTTCACCAGTTCCAACACCAGTCCCAGCACCTGTAGCAGCACCTTCACCAACTCCAGTTGCTGCATCTTGTGACTGTTCTTGGCAAGGATGTAGCGTATCATGTTGCTTACCATGCGGAGGTATAATGAGCGGAGGAGAATGTATAGTTTGTTAATTAATATTAATTAAAAATAGTGTTATAATTAACACATCATATGCCTATAATAAATAGTCATATAAAAGGAGAAGATAATGGCAACAAAGAAAACTGGAAGAAAATCTCAGGCAGCAAATGACTTTTTAGAGCCTAAAGCACCAACTGGAGTATCTGCATCAGATGTAGGTACAAGTAGATCATTTAATGATGGTGCAGCAGTTGTTTCATTTTCTTTGCCAGCAGATTCTCCTGCAGCAACATCTTATACAGTAACTGCTAGTGATGGTAAAACAGCAACAGGTGCTTCTTCTCCAATAACAATTGCTGGACTTACATCAAACACAAATTATACATTTACAGTAACTGCTACAAACAATGCTGGAACATCTTTATCTAGCGCTGCTTCAGCATCAACACTAATTACAACTGTACCAGGACTTCCAACAGGAATTTCTGCTACTTCAACAGTAGCAAATCAAGACACAGTCTCATGGACTGCCCCATCAAATAATGGTGGAAAAACTATAACTGGATACAAGGTAAAGTCTTCAGACGGACCAGTTTATACAGTAGGCAATGTAACATCAACTACAATTTCAGAAACTGGTGGAACAAGCCAGACATATCAGGTTTTAGCAATTAATGGTAATGGAGATGGAGCATACTCTGCAAGTTCTTCTTCAGTTACTACGGTTTCTCCATTCTTCCCGCCATTCTTCCCACCATTCTTCCCACCATCATTCCCGTTCTTCCCACCATTCTTCCCACCTTACTTCCCACCATTCTTCCCACCATCATTCCCGTTCTTCCCACCATTCTTCCCACCTTACTTCCCACCGTTCTTCCCACCATCATTCCCGTTCTTCCCACCATTCTTCCCACCATCATTCCCGTTCTTCCCACCATCCTTTGGACCGTTCTTCCCACCATCCTTTGGACCATCATTCCCGTTCTTCCCACCATCCTTTGGACCGTTCTTCCCACCATCCTTTGGACCGTTCTTCCCACCATCCTTCTGTCCAACATTTGGTAGCCCTTTCATGAGATTCTACTAAAATATAATAGAAACTAAAGTACACCATAGATTGTTAAAAGCAGTCTATGGTGTATAATAGTTTATATGACTAAGTGGTATGATCTTCCAAGAAATGAAACAACACAAAATCGTTTACCAGATAATATTATTAATAATAATATAAGTGTTATAAATTTAGAATATGGTATAAATTTATATAGAAATGCTATAACTAAAGATAAATGTAATGATGTTATCAATAATATAGAGTCTGCTATTTCAGAAGGTAATCCTTTAATTTTCTGGCGGGGAGCACAAGTAAATGCTCAAGAAAATATTGATGATGTAAGAAATTGTGTAGATTTAAAGTTTAAAGAAGAACATCTAGGCACTATCCTTCCAGAAAATAAAAAACTTTCTGAGGCATATAGCATAGTCAAAAACTCCCTAGATCTTTGCATGAGAAATTATGAATCCTTGTGGCATTTACAAATGCAGTATTATGAAGCATTTAATTTTGTAAAGTATTCACCTGGAAAATATTTTAAAATTCATGCAGATCATGGACCATACTATACCTGCACTGTTTCTGCTGTTGTTTATTTAAATGACGACTATGAAGGTGGAGAGATTGATTTTATAAGGCATGGTATAAAGATAAAACCACAGGCTGGAGATATAGTTATATTTCCTTCTAACTTTGTATATGAACATGCATCTTGTGAAGTATTTTCAGGTAATAAATATTCAGTTGTAATTATGACAGATTACAATGATAGTTTTCATAAAAATGAGTATAATACTTATAATAAAGGAGAAGGCAATGATTAATGAACAACAAGCACAAAATAATGGTCAAATAAGAGGTTCTGGTCTTGTTCCAGAATCAGGAAATGTTAAGGGTCAAACATGGAGTAGTAAAGAAGAATTGGCATTGGGTATTTGGGTTTATCATGATGTTTTGCCAAAAGAATTAGACTTGATTAATAGAATAGAAGATGTTTTGACTGATGAAAAAAGTTTTTATAACTGGTTGCCAGCATATGTAGGATATCAACAATTAATGCCAGAATACCGAGACTGCGTTGACTTTAAGTTTAAGAAAACAGATATTGAACATGATCCATCAGAAGCATCAAAAAAACTTCAAAAAATATGGCAAGATTGTTTTGACAGAAAAAAGGCAGTTGTAGACGACTATACAAGAAACTATAGACTTGGTGAGTTGAGATACTGGGAGGCAATGAACTTTGTTAAGTATGGCCCAGGTCAACACTTCCAGGAGCATCATGACCACGGATATTCATATAACTGTACAGTTTCTATGGTTGCGTACATTAATGATGATTACGATGGTGGAGAGTTATTTTTTAGATATCAAGGATTAAACTTAAAGCCAAAAGCAGGGGATCTTTTTATTTTTCCATCTAACTTTGTTTATCCACACCGTGCTATGCCAGTACATGATGGACTAAAGTATTCAATAGTTACCATGTTGGACTATAGTGCAAAGTTTCATACTGCAGAAATGTTTCAAGAAACTGGTGACTAATCTTGATCATTAATGTACATCAAAGAAAAAATTTTCCAGTTCAGTTTGATACACTAAAAGTAAGACGGGACTGGATGGATGAAACTTTTGATAAACATGCATATCATTGTTTTCCAGTTTCTCTAGCAAATCAGTTAGGGTGGACATTCTCGTATCCAAAAGATATTTCTTTTATCTGGAAAGGAAAAGACCCTAATTCGGTTGCAGATGATATTGAAATACTTTCTGGAGGAGAATATATACATCCAAATAGAGCAAACGGAACTATAAGTTTTACTACTGGATTAACATTTCAAACTGAAGAAAATCTTAGTATTTTAATAATGCCAGTTCCAAATCAGTTTATCGACGGCGCTCAATGCTTCACATCGATAGTCAGCACATCTGTATTAAAAACAGATCTACCAGCAGCCTGGAAAGTTACTAGATCTAATGAGATTATCACCATACCAGCAAATACTCCAATAGCATCTATTATTCCAATATCAATTAAATCTGTAGAAAACTTTGAGGTAATTTTACAAGATGAAAATTTTTCGCAAGAATATTGGAAGTCTATCACCGACTACGGAAAAGGCTCAGAAGAAAAGTCAAAGTTGGGTCAGTGGACTGATTTTTATAGAAATGCAACTGATGAAAAAGATAATATCATTGGAGAACATGAATCAAAAAACATTAAACTAAAAATAAAGGACACTAGAAGTGGAAGATAATAAAATTGTTTTTAGAGCAAACAAGGCATGGCTAGATAAAGAAAGCAACTCTGCTCCAAAACCAATATCAAGAACAATACCAGATTGGTACAGAAAAGCAGACAGATTTGCTAAAAAACCAGATGGTGAATATTATCAAGATCCAATGACAAATGGAAAAATTCCTACTTGGAAAGCCTGTCCTGCAATTTTTGATATTATGGCAACTGGTTATTGTTTTAGAACTCCATGCGATTTTACTTTTACATTAAAGGAAAATGGTGAGTACAAGGTTACTCCAAAAAGTTCAAAGTATGCTAGTTTTATTGAGCCACGAGGTGTTCTGCCACAGTTCACAGTACCTCATGGTTATAAAGAAACGCACTTTGCATGGTTTGCAGATTGGCAAGTTATAGTTCCAGAAGGATATAGTTGTATATACATTCATCCAGCAAATAGATTTGAACTACCATTTATTACAACTTCTGGAATAATAGATAATGATAATTTACATAACCCTGGCTCTTTGCCATTCTTTTTAAAAGAAGGTTGGGAAGGGGTAATAGAAGCGGGTACTCCAATTATTCAAATAATTCCTTTTAAAAGAGATAATTGGGATTCAGAACACGAAGAACAAAATAATGCTATAGATATAGTAAAAAACCAAATGGAAATAACCTCTTTTTATAGAACGACTCCAGACGGAGGAGTATATAAAAATAAAGTTTGGACACCTAGACGCTACTCTTAGATCGGATGGTATAATACAAATATGGAAAATAATTTAGCAAAAGCAGACGGACAAAGACCAGAGTTTGATAATAATAGACCAACAGAAAAGTTTTCTATAACACCATCTGGGTGGTTTGGCAATGGACCAGAAATGATACAAGCAAGAGAAAACTTTATGACTCAAGAAGAGTTAGATTTTTTATCTAATGCTGCAAGAGATATTACAATTTGGGATATTACAGAAACACACTATAACGAAGATGGAACAGTTATTTATGATTCAGATTATTGGAAAGATCGTGTTGCAACAAGTAGGGCTTTAAATGCAAACAATCCAGAAATAATTCCTGCAATTGTAAATATGCAACTTAGACTAAAGCAAGATGTTGATAAGTTTTATAATGTTGATGCTGATCCTACGCCACCCGCTATAGTGAGATGGCTTCCAGGACAACTTCAAATGCCACATGCAGACAAAGAACTTCATGAAGGTGATAATGCAGGAAAGCCAAACGATTTTCCGTGGTACGATATTGCTGGATTATTTTATTTAAATGATGACTATGAGGGTGGAGAACTATACTTCCCTAATCAAAATATTCAGTTTAAACCAAAACCAGGAGCAGCGTATTTTTTCCCAGGAGACATGAACTATATACACGGAGTAACAGAAATAAAAAGCGGGATTAGATATGTTGTTCCATTCTTCTTTACAATTTTAAAACATACTGGTGATAGAAAGCCATGAGTTTAAATTTTTCAACTTTTATAGAGCCAGGAGATAATGCTTATAGGTTCGATAGGGAGTGCATAGATATTGATTTTAATAAAGAGTTTAATATAAAAAAACTTGATAAAAATATTTATGTTTATAAAAATGTTTTTAAAAATCCAAAAAGAATGGTTGAAATATTAAAAAATGCAGAAAACGATTCTGATAAAACATTCTGGCTAAAAAATTGGGCACAATGGTCAATATTTGGAACTTATGTTCAGTGGAACGGTAAGGATGTTCCGCTAGACGAAATATCACAAAATGACCCACTTTACACTGAAGAGTTGTTAATGTTAAATGAAGTTGTTGCTTCTTTTTATGAAACAACAGATCATTTTTTAAAAGATCACAATTTATCTGTAAAAGATAATTGGAAAGTGATGGGGCCTTCTCTTTGTAGATATGATCATGATCACGATCATTCAATGGGTGATACAAACCAGTTAGCAATGGCATACCATACAGACTACAAATATTTAGAGGCTGATGCCGAGGGTTATCAATTTGTGTTAACTTTTACAGCATACTTAAATGATGATTATGAAGGCGGAGAACTTGTTTTGGTTTTACCAAATAAAGAAATAATTAAATATAAGCCAGAGGCTGGCGACATAGTTATATTTCCATCAGGTCACCCAGACTTGTTAGGAGAAGATGGAATATATTTTCATGCAGTCAATAGAATCAAAGATAAAGACAGATATATGATTAGATGCTTTTATCAAAAATATTTTGAAGGAACAGAAGAATGGCATAAGAATAAAGAATTATACGGAGAAGAGCAGTGGAAAAAAATGGAAAGAGATAGAGTCATAGAGTTAGAGAAAAAAGAAACTAACCTAGGTTTTATATTAGGAGAAAATAAATGATTATAGAAGATTTATCTACAGATAAAATAATTTATTTGCAAAAAAAACCAAACGATAATCCTCTAAGTATTTTGGGAATTGAGGAAAACTTTATTGCAGAAATAAAAGATTTTATTGATGAAGAAACATGCAATAATATGATTAGTTTTTTTGAAGCAAAAGCAGAGATGTGGGGAGACATCGCATTTTATGGATCTTTAGGAATGGGCCTTGCACCAAACGATCCGTTACTCTCAAAGTATAACTTAGATGGAGATCATTTTGACAAACTTAGAGAAAAATTTAAAGAAGCAGTAGAGTTAGCATCTGGAAGAAAAGTAAGACCAAACACGTCTCATGCACAAAAGTGGGATGTAGGTGGTTTTGCAGCACCACATTCAGATAATTCAGATTTTCAAGGTAATCCAAATGCTTTTGAAATTAACAAGTATGTAGGAATTTTATATTTAAATAAAAATTATGAAGGTGGAGAATTATTCTTTTGCAAAGAAGTAAACTCAGATTCTGGAAACACTGATACTGAAGGAAAGCCAGTACCAGATTTTGATACTTATCTTTCTTTTAAGCCAAACGCTTTTTCATATTATATATTTCCAGGAGGCGTAGAGAACGTACACGGTGTAAGTGAAATCACAGAGGGAACTAGATACACCATGGTTTCATTTTGGGATTATGAAGAAGCAGAGTACGACCAGGCTACATTAGATAGATGGGACGAAGAAGAAAAAGAGGTTAGAAGAAAGCAAGCAATACAAAAGGAAGAGTGGCAAAAAGGCAATAAATATGCTTAACTCTACTGAATATAAAAATGATATTGTTGAATTCTTTAATGTTTTATCTGAAGAAGAGTGCAACCAATTAATTAATTATTTTAATTCTGACGAATCACAATGGCAGGTAACTTGCTTCTACGGTAGTCGTGTAATGGATCCATATATAAATTTAAACGATTCTAGTCATATAACAAGAGAATATTTGGATAATCTTAGAATAAAATTTAAAGATATTGCACTTAATGTTTGTAAAAAAGATTTAAAGAATTTAAGTTTGAGTGCTCATAAGTGGGACATTGGTGCATATGCAGATCATCACTCAGATAATACAGAATTGGATGGAACTCCAAATGCTTGGCAAGATAATAAATTTGTAACAATTGTTTATTTAAATGATAACTACGACGGTGGAAATCTTTTATTTAAAGATCATGATTTATCAATTTCTCCAAAACAGGGCAGTGTTGTTGCTTTTGATCCAGGATTTCATAACCTGCACGGTGTATCAGAAATAAAAACTGGAACCAGATATACTATGCTTGCTTCATTTGACTATACTGATTCTACTTATGATAGAGATCTTCTTGAATGGAGAAAAGAATATTCGATAGAACAAGAAGAACAAAGAAAAAATTGGGACTCACTAAATCAATGAATATTTTAGAGTTAGAAAAAAATATAATTGTTTATAAAAACATTATTAAAAATCCTGAATCAATAATTAAGTCTATTAATTTAGAAAAAGAATGGTCTAGTTGGTATACATTTGGAGAGATCACACAGTTAAAAATTAATGAAAAAAGGTTTGTTAATTTTCCAAGCATAGATGAGTGGACCCTCCATGTTAAAGAAGATAGTTCTTTGCTTGATGTAGAAAATGAAATTATTAATGCTTATTATTCATGTACTTCCGATTATGTGACTAGAACAAATATAAAATTAGATAATTGGTTCTTTTTTGCTCCACAAATTTGCAGGTATTTTGACAATGCTGGTGTAGATAAAGATGCTGGACTTGCAATGAACTTCCATACAGACTTTCAAAAAGAAAATAAGGATGAGCCAGGTAAGCAGCATATGATTACATGTAATATTTATTTAAACGACAACTATGATGGCGGAGAAATTGTTTTTAAGATCTTTAATGAGGATAGCACTTATTCTCAAATATCTTACAAACCAGAAGCAGGGGATATAGTTATTTTCCCATCTACAGAACCATACTATCATGGTGTAAATACATCATCTAATGGATTAAAGTATTTTGTCAGATCATTCTGGTATAAATATTTTGAGGGAACAGAAGAGTGGCACAATAACAAAGAAAAATATGGAGAAGATGTTTGGTTTAAGATGGAGCAAGAAAGAAAAGCCATTGAAAGAAAAGATGGCAGATATCATAAAAACTATTAACCTAAATAATAGCATTAGAGTTTTATAAAAGTAAAAACTCTGGTATACTTAACCAATAACAGTTTATTAAGGAGCAAATCTATGTCTGATTTTTTTAGTTTTCGTTTGTCTGAAGAGTTTATAAATGAGTATAAAACAAAGGAACCACCATTCGGTTTTACAGACGCAGGTGGTAATTCATTAGGAGAGATTACATTTATTCGTACCTACTCCCGTATGAAGGAAGACGGAACTAAAGAACGCTGGCATGAGGTTTGTCGTCGTGTAATCGAGGGTATGTATTCAGCACAAAAGAATCATGCAAAAGAAAACAGACTACCTTGGAATGACTATAAGGCACAGTCATCAGCAAAAGAAGCATTTGATAGATTATTTAATTTGAAGTGGACTCCACCAGGACGAGGCTTATGGTCTTTTGGAACAGCCCTCACTATGGAAAAGAAAAACTCTGCTGCGCTACAAAACTGCGCTATGGTTTCTACAAAAGACATAGATCGTAACGATCCAGGACAACTATTTGGTTGGGTTATGGATGCTCTAATGATGGGAGTAGGAGTCGGGTTTGATACTTTGGGCGGGGAGAAAAATCTAACCATCTATGACCCTACAGAACCACCACAGGTATATGAAATACCAGATACTCGTGAGGGATGGGTAGAGTCTGTTAGATTACTTATTAACTCATATTTGAAGCCTAACATGTATATCCAGGAGTTTAACTATGACCTCATTAGGCCTTTAGGCGCCCCTATTAAGGGTTTTGGCGGTACAGCAAGTGGACCTGCACCACTTATACAGTTGCACAAGCAGATCAAGTCTGTAATCGGCGGTAGAGCAGGAGAAACCCTTGACTCAAGAGCAATAGTAGACATCGTAAATCTTATTGGCACCTGTGTGGTATCAGGAAATGTCAGAAGATCTGCAACCTTGGCTTTGGGTGCAGCAGAAGATAAAGACTTTATGAATTTGAAGAACGCTGAGGTTTTCCCAGAGCGTAATTCATTTGATCCAGAGAATCCAGGTTGGGCATGGATGTCTAATAACTCCATTGCTGCGACGGTAGGTACAAAGTACGAGGACTACGTAGACCTAATCGTTAATAACGGTGAACCAGGATTTATTTGGCTTGATGTGGCTCGTAACTATGGTCGTTTAGCAGATCCAAAGGATGGCAAAGACTATCGTGTTATGGGCTTCAATCCGTGTGCGGAGCAGCCATTGGAATCATACGAACTATGCACATTAGTCGAGGTACATTTAAATCGTCATGAATCTAAGGAAGACTTCCTACGGACACTCAAGTTTGCATATTTGTATGGAAAGACTGTTACATTAATTCCAACACACTGGCAACAGACAAATGGTATTATGCAGCGCAATCGTCGTATTGGAACATCCCTTACAGGTATTGCATCCTTCTCAGACAAATTTGGCTTGCCTGTTGTGAGAGAATGGATGGACGAAGGATACAAGACTATTCGTAAATATGATCACTCTTATTCTGAATGGTTATGTGTTCGTGATTCCATTAGAGTCACAACTGTTAAGCCATCAGGGTCTGTATCAATTCTTTCTGGCGCAACTCCAGGAGTACACTGGGCACCAGGCGGAGATTATTTCTTAAGAGCAATTCGATTTGGGAATACCGACCCAATGATTCATTTGTTCAAGGCTGCTGGATATAAGATGGAGGCTGACCTTGTATCTGCGAATACAACTGTCGTATATTTCCCAGTTCACTCTGGACATCCAAGATCTGAAAAAGATGTTACATTGTTTGAGAAGATT